TAAAGGTTCTAGCTTTCAAAACTACGATCCAGAAATGGGTTGTCAAAAGACTTTGCGTAAACCTGCAGATCAGCTTAAAGATTTGATGGGTGCTACAAAAGTACAATTAAGAAAGTATATGGATAGTGTAAGCTCTAAAGCTTCTCCTGCAAATGGCAGAATGAATATAGATACACTAATCCTTAGAGTTATTAAATAAGGTTTCACATGGCGTTAAAATTAACATATTGCCAATTAATTAAAATTGTTCTTGCGCAGATTGGCGGCAGTCCATTACAACAAGTTTATACAGAGTTATCTCAGGGTATGAACAAAATTTCTACTCGAGGTCTTATTCCTACAGAGCTTGCGCAGATCAAGGCTTTTATAGATCAGGTAACTACTACATTAAATGGAATATCCGGCGAAGTAAATGCTATGCAACAAATGGCTAATCAGTTTTTCTACAATCCAGTAGGTACTGTTACGACTGAAACAATTGCACAAGTTAATTTGCGGCTTGCTCAAATTACAGAAGATCTTGGCGCCGGTCCTGTGGCAATGGCAGGTAAAGAAGCTGAATTTGCTTATTTAAATAGTTTAAAAACAGAACTAACTAGTTTTAAGAGTCATAGTGATAAATTATCTGGACAAGCCGATCCCGAAGATAATAAACCATTTGGAGGATGTACGCTTGCAGATTTATTAGGAACAGGATGCAGTCCTGCGGGCAACGTGCCAGATGTTGATCTTCAAGTTCTTGTAGATGGATTTAAATCTGGTGCAATTATCAATACAGCAAAACTCGCATTAACTCAAGCAGTACTTACAAATACTGGCGGCGGTGCATTAATTTCAGCATTGGGAAATTTAAAATCTACAGTAGACACATTTAATACTACAGTAACCGGTAAATTGAATAAGCTTGCAATTAAACAAGCAGTCGAGACTTATGCTAATTTCTTAGCATTTAATTTATTATCCGGTTGTAGCAATACATTGTTAAATCAAACACTAAAACCGAACGTAAAAGAAGCATTGACTCCGTATGTTACGTATTTACAGAAACAACAACTTGATGGCCTACTTGATGGTGTAACCAGTTTGCCACCTAGCAATACAACTCTAACAACTTAAACAGAAAGATATATTATGATTGTTGTTGATTACAGCCAAACGGCTATTTCAAATTTGATGGCTGAAATTGGAGGTAGAAAAGATATTGAAATACAGGTGCCTCTATTGCGTCACATGATTTTGAATTCTATTCGAGGCTACAAACAAAAATTCGGAAAAGAATATGGGCAGTTAGTCATTGCCGTAGACAATAGAAATTATTGGAGGAGACAAGAATTCCAATATTATAAGGCTGGGCGTAAAAAAGCTCGTGAGGATTCTGGTCTAGATTGGAAAACAATCTTTGAAGCTCTTGATCTAATCAGAAATGAGATTGATAAGTTTTTCCCTTATAAAGTTGTTAACGTCGACGGTGCAGAAGCAGATGACGTTATTGCAGTATTAGCAGAGTGGTCTCAAACAAATGATTTTGCCGGTGGCGGTGTATTTGAAGATGATCCGAAACCCTTTTTAATTGTATCGGGCGATCATGATTTTATTCAACTTCAAAAGTTTAAGAATGTAAAACAATTTTCTCCAGTACAAAAGAAATATGTTAAACCTGATATGTCACCTAAACAATATATCTTCGAACATACAATTAAAGGCGACAAGGGCGACGGAGTACCTAACGTATTATCTGCAGATGATAGTATTGTTGCAGGTGAAAGACAAAAACCAATCACAACTAAAAAATTAGAAGCTTGGTACAAAGATGCAACGCTTATGCCACAAGATGATGAATTTAAAACTCGATTTGAACGTAATCGCAAATTGGTTGACTTTACCTGCATCCCAGAAGAGATTAAAAATTCTATTATAAATAATTACACAGGTCAGCCTGATAAAAACAAGAGTATGCTTTTGAACTTTTTCATTGAGCATAAAATGAAGAATATGTTGGAATTAATTGAGGAGTTCTGATGCGAACAACTATACCACAAATTTTCGAGGAAGTCGAAAAAACAAACGGCAAAGATAAAAAGATTGCTGTATTACGATCATACCATAGCCCACAGCTTGAGGGTGTTCTACAAATCAATTTTAACCCAGATGTTAAATTAGATTTACCAGAGGGTGAGCCACCATTCAAGAAAGATGAGAAAATTCCAATTGGATATTCCGAAACAAACCTGTATGCAGAATTTAGACGTATGTATATTTGGCTAGAACCAAATATTAACCTATCCAAAATTAAAAAAGAACAATTGTTTGTTCAAATGCTTGAAGGTATCCATTGGACCGAGTCTGAAGTAATATGTTTAGCAAAAGACAAAGCTCTTGAAACTAGATATAAGACGCTTACAGAAGATTTAGTTAGAGAAGCATTTCCCAATATTCTTCCCCCTGCAAAACCAAAAACTATTGTGGATATTATCCCAGTTCTTAAGAAAGAACCAAAAGCAAAAAAAGCCGCAGTCTCTTTGAAAGATTGACTAGGTTCTTCAAACGAGACGAACCCGAACCAGTCGTAAGTAATTGGTTAGTTTCGGATGATATGCCAGATGACCCAATGTATGACAGTAGAACGGTAAACCACCACAAATATCGAGCATTTGACAAGTATTGAAAAAGATGTTATAATATAGTATGGGAGATTTAATATGACAATGCACATCGTTGGACCCTGGTTATCTACAACCGGAAAAAAGAAATCAAAAGTTAAATTTCAAAGTGCTGAACAGGCACGTAATGCTAGAGCTTTAGCAGAAGAATGGAAGCTTATGCAGAAGAAATGGGGTATTGCAGATGAGGATAAAAAGCGTAAACGAGCTATGGAAGCAGATGCGTATATTCCTCCGGTATCTTCTAACCCTCGAGGCATTACAAATAAAAATATTAAAAGTTTAAACGATAAAATAACAGGTGCAGTTTCTAGCAAGCCAGCACCGGTGTATACTGGAACAAAGGTTCTAGGTATTGGTACAATGCACAAGTCTAATGCTGTCCCCATCTTTAGTGATGACGAGGCAAAAGAAATTTCTACAATGAGGCGATAATGAGAAAAATAGTTTTAGTAACCGGAGGGTTTGATCCCCTACATTCTGGGCATATTGAATATTTCAAGTCAGCTAAAAAATTAGGTGATTTATTAGTTGTTGGAATAAATTCAGATTCATGGCTTAGTCGTAAAAAAGGTGCACCGTTCATGCCTGAACAAGAGCGTAATGGCATTGTTAAAAATTTGAGCATGGTAGATCGTACAATATTTTTTAATGATCGAGATGGATCAGCTAAAGAAGCTATTCGAGATTTGCGAGCATTATATCCCAATGATCAAATTGTTTTTGCAAATGGCGGAGATCGTACTCAGGAAAATATTCCCGAGATGGATATTAAAGATGATAATTTAGTTTTTGCGTTTGGCGTTGGTGGCGAAAACAAAATGAATTCTAGTTCATGGATATTACAAGAATGGAAAGCACCTAAGACAGAACGGCAGTGGGGCTACTATCGTGTACTACATGAACAAGGTAAAGATGTTAAAGTAAAAGAATTAACTGTTGATCCTGGCAAATGTTTAAGTATGCAACGACATAAAGATCGCGGTGAGCATTGGTTTGTATCAGAAGGAACAGCTACGGTTTATACATTAAATCGCAGCACAGATGTTGAACTAATTGGAATATTCAATAAATTTGAAAATCTCCATATTGGTAAAACAGAGTGGCATCAGCTTTGTAATGAAACTGAGTCACCATTGAAGATTGTCGAAATCCAGTATGGCGACAATTGTATTGAAGATGATATTGAAAGGAAATAAATTATGGCAGGTATCCCATCCAGTCCAACGGATCGTAAAGCAATTCTTGATTGTATGAAAGAACTTTCAGCAAGTATGACTCGTACTGAAGGTGAACGTGAGTTTCAACGAGAAGCAATTAAAGAGTTATGTGACAATCTAGAACTTAGCAAAAAGACATTTCGTCGTATGGCTAAGGTATATCACAAACAAAATTTTACCAAAGAAATTGAAGAACATGAAGAATTTGAAACAATGTATGAGACCATTACAAATTCTACAAGAATGTCTGCATAATATGAAAACCTTGTATATTTTAGAAGCTGAATGGCGCGACACTATTGGTCGTACTCGAAAACAAGATATTATCGGTGTTTATGACGATATTCAAAAATTAGAAAAAGCCAAACAAACGATTGAAGATACTCCTCATAAGTATACAAGTATTACTTATAAAATCAACACCGAAATGCGACCATTTGCTTAAAAAATGAGCACTTTTATGCTTGACACTTACCAAAAAAGATGTTATAATAAAGCATATGAAGAAAGGTTATTATGACAACGGTATATGATATTTTAGATCAACTCGCATCCGACAATTCTCGATTGGTCAAAGAAGCTATTCTTACAACCAATAAGAATAATGCTGACCTAAAAGAAGCGTTTCGAATTGCGCTAGATCCTCTTATCAGTTATTATATTCGTAAAATTCCAGCATACACCAAACAAGCTAAAGGTAAACAATCTTTAACTTGGGCTATGCAAGAACTCCTTAATGAATTTGCAACCCGCAATGTGACGGGCAATGCAGCAATTGAACATCTAACCTTTGTATTGGAGTCAGTGAATGAAAAAGATGCCAGCGTTATTGAGCGTATCATCAAGCAAGACCTTCGTTGTGGAGTCAGTGAAGCAACCGCAAATAAAATCTGGCCCAAGCTTATCTCAACATACCCGGTTATGTTGGCTTCTGGATTCGACCAAAAGCTTGTCGACAAAATTAAATTCCCGGCATATTGTCAGTTAAAATTAGATGGCATGCGTTTTAACGCAATCGTCCGAAATGGCACAATAGAATACAGGAGCCGCAATGGTAAAGAACTTAATATTCCAAGTAAGCTATTTAGCGATGCTTTACTCAAATTGGCTTCTTATTACGGTGCCAATTATGTTTTTGATGGTGAGCTATTAGTTGTAGATTCTGCAGGTAAACCTCTTGATCGTAAAACAGGCAATGGTATCTTAAGCAAAGGTGTTAAAGGTACAATGTCAGAAACAGAAGCAAGTTCTGTTCGTGTAACATTATGGGATGCCATTCCATATGATAATTTTAAAATTGGTAAATTTGTCACACCGTACGAAGATCGGTTACAATCTTTAGTTAAACGCGTTGTTAATCTAAAAACATCTAATAAAGCATTAGGCGCATTAATTGATTGTGTTTGGACTAAAGAAGTAGATAATCAATTTGAAGCACAAACGATTTTTGAGAAATTCTTAGCAGACGGCCAAGAAGGGACTATACTCAAATCTAAAACAAACATCTGGGAAGATAAACGTTCTAAGGAGCAAATTAAATTCAAAGGTGAATTGGAATGCGATCTTAAGATTGTTGCAGTTGAAGAAGGCAAAGGTAAAGCTGTAGGTATGCTTGGTGCAATTATCTGTGAATCCGCAGATGGAATTGTAAAGGTAAATGTAGGATCTGGTTTCAATGATGCACAACGAAAGCAATATTGGAAAGAAAATTTAGTTGACAAAATCGTGGCAGTGAAGTATAATGCTAGGATCAAGAACAAAACTGGAGAAGAATCTTTGTTCCTTCCAGTGTTCATTGAAATTCGTGATGATAAAGATGTTGCAGATAATTCAAAGGTGATAAAATGAAAGTAGTAATAAATCGTTGTTTTGGTGGTTTTGGTTTGAGTCATGTAGCACTTATGCGATACTTTGAGATCAAAGGCATCAAAGTATACCCAGAACAAGATAAAGGTCATTGGGGTTTCTGGACTTACTGGACAGTTAAGCTAGAAGATCGTATTGAGATTAAA